TATTACCTACTTCTCCAATTTGTACGGCATTGTCAATAATTGACTTTGTAACTACTTCACCGTAAGACTTCTTTTCGCTCATTCCTGATCCTTTTTTCTCGTTTAATTTAACATCTAATAAATCAGCATAATCTTGAATGGCTTTTAACTCTACTCTCAATTCCGCTTTCATGTCTTCAAGGTCTGCGCCTTTTACCATCTTACCTTCTAAGGTTTCAATCATTCCCTTAACTTCTGTTGCGTTTTCAGTAGATTTAGTTTCTACTTGCAACTTAATAGCGTCTAACGCTGTTTTAATTTCTAATGCTTCCATTGTTTGTGTTTTAAAATTTAAATGATTTTAACGTGTCTAAAATAAGCGGCTGTTCATTTAAAGTGATAGTTTCTATCGGCTCTTTAGATAGTGCTTTTAATATTGTTTCTAACTCTCTTAAGCGAGTGTCTGAATAGTCTAAATTGTACGCTTTTTGCGCTATTTCCATGATACCATAAAAACTATTTATACCTTTAATATCTTGTACCGTTGCAAGCTCGTTTGCAGCGTGTGAGGATAAAAAAGAGTATTCAAATAGTTTATATTCGGTAATCATTGATTTATTTTTACTGTCTCTCTGCATAACTTGATAACCGATTGATAGCTCAGCGTTCATGTTATTGTCATACATCATCTTTACATCATAAAACATATCTCTACTCATGTCTTTCTTCATATTGAATTGTGAAGTAGTCATAAGTCCGTATGTGTCCATAGTATCAATTTCTAAAGGTACTCCAATCATCATCGTACTATTGTGATCTTTCAATACTCTAATTCGCTTAAAGTTTTCCTTTACTGTTTTATCAAAAGAACCAAAAACAGAAATGTCTCCGTCGCTATCCGTATTATTGTAAGCGTTTGCGTAAGCCTTAATAACTCCTTTGCTTTCGTCGAAGTCTTTTAAATCGTAAGATAATTGTTTAAAATCCATGTTATAAATCTGTTTTTCTGATTGGTCTACCGTTACTATCTCTTTTAGGAACTAATGTCATTGCACAACGACAATTTATTATATTCCCTGCCACTCCTAATTCTTGATCTCCTGGGTACATAATCGAATTATTACCGTCTTTCCCATCAACATTAAACAACTCTTCTAATTCAACTACTGTATCATTCATATGAAGATGATCAAATTGATCTTCTGGAGTTACCCTTGTTCTCTCGCTTTGAATAGATACCCATTTCTTTGTCATTACTAACCTACTCGCTCTACCAGCTTGTAAAGTTGCATAGTTGCTTATAGTAGTTGTTTCAGTTCTGGCTATTCTTAACGCTTGGTATCTATAAAAGTTATTATCTCGAACCTTATCATAAATCAATTTTCTAATTTGCATTATGTTTAAATCCTCAGTCTTATAAGCGTCTTTAATTATCTTTACAATTGCATCTATCATGGTTTCAGATACCGTAGTTATACGTGAACCTATACTATTAATTAATACTGTATTAATTAAATTATTAAAAAATACCTCAAAGAACGTCAATCCTATATCTTTTGTATCGCTATCTATATTCCTAACGACAAACTCACCATGTTTTAATCCTATTACCCTGTATAACTCAATATACATGGTTTTAACGTGTTTTTTATCAAATGTAGACTCTACTGTAATTTTAGCATTATCTGCTGTAATATTGCCTAAAGATAAGCCTTTTATTATTATGTTTAAATGTTTTTTAACAATACGATACGCTTGTTTCTCGTATGCGTTTTGTAATACAATATAAATACTTCTATATTGGTCTGTTGTCATTTAATTTATTCTTTTTTTGGCTATTTCAAAATAATTGTTATCCATTTCTATTCCAATAAAATTACGGTTAGTATTAACGCAAGCCACTCCAGTTGTTCCTAAACCCATAGTAAAATCCAAAACTGTTTCGTTCTCGTTTGTGTAGGTTTTTATTAAATACTCCATAAGTGATACTGGTTTTTGTGTTGCGTGTACTGACGGTCTGTCTTTAGAAAATTCAAGGAGGTTTCTAGGGTGGTTTGTATGTGTTTGAACGTATTGTTTTTTTCTAAAACCACCACCAATGTTATCTGTTATCTTAGAACCTTGTTTTGTGACCTTATTAACCTCAACCAATCCTTGTGGCTGATATATTTTTGAGTTAAAAACAATCACATTCTCCACTACTCTTAGCGGTTGCTTTTTAGCCATCATCTGATTTGAAAATGCTTTTTTATTCCAAATCCAATCGTATTTATAATTTTTAATATTACTCATTCTTAAAGCAGAGCTAAATGGCTCACTTCCAAATAAAACAATTGCACCGTTAGGTTTTATAATTCTATTTAATTGCTCCCACATTAATTCAAACGGTATAACACTATCCCACTTACAAGCCGTTGTACCGTAAGGTGGGTCTGTAATTATAGCATCTACGCTCCCATCAGGAATTGACTTCATTAATTCTAAACAATTCCCATGTAATAACTTTATCATTTATTCAAATGCTTTGTTAATATCTTCTGTGGTTACTTGATCTACTCCGATAGGCATTAAGTTCATAGGCATGTAAATGTTATCCATCCCTTCCAAATCAGATGTTTCATACTTTAACGCTGTTCTAAACTCATTAGGCGTTATCGGTGATTTACTTAACCAATCAACCATTAAAGCCATATCTTCTTGCATTTCGGGCAATTCGCTAGCATCAAACTCCATTATACTTTTTTCGTAACCTTTAAACTTTTGTATAAATCCTTTGCTAAACGCTTCTGAAAATAAAAGAAGATCAGGCATTATATTGTCGCTAATAACTCTTTTTTGCGCTGCTCTTAAAGCATCTGTACTATTTAATCCGCTTCCGCTATCGTTGTTTAATAATTCATCACTCCAAATTAGCACATTGCAAATAGTCTTTCTATCAAATGCTAGATATTCAAAAGGTTTAAGTTCATCTGTAGTCAATGATATGCGTGTAAATCCTAACTCACCGCTCGAACCCGATATGTTAGCAAACCTACCTTTTTCGCTATCCATCTGCTTTATTCTATCCTTTATACCAATAGCTTGTTCAGCACTTAAAGGAGTACCTTTACCATGTATAAAGCCAAAAACACCGCTATTACTCATTGTCTTAGCGTTGTTATCGATAGCTTCGTTTGATGTTTGAATGTTCCTTAAAGCGGCTGAAAGTTCGCTTAATCCATATAAGTGTCTACCCATTTCATCGTAAAAAGGATTAGCACGTTTAATGTGTATTATCTCGTATGGGTAAAATTCAACAAATGATTTAAGATTGTAGATTATATAGTGATCTATTGGAGATTCTAAGCCATACATTATAGCACCTGTTTTTAAAACAATCTCTACTTTATCGGCAGGTAACACATAAAGTTGCAAAGGTACACCAGCATTAGGACCATCTTTAGGGCATACTTTATAAAAGTAGCAATTACCTGTGGTTTTAAGATAAGTTTTGTATAGAGATAATATATCGCCCCAAGTTTGGTTTGGGTTAGGCTCATCCATTGGAAAAACCTGTTCATCATCTTCGTAAGCCTTAGTAAGTAAAGATAATTTTGTTTTCTTCTGCAAGTAACTAAGATTGTTTTTAGTTGCTTTATAAAGATTCATTAACTCATTTCTTGCTTTTTGATCTTTAACTTTTTTTACGCAATAAGGAATTGATACCGTCTTAGTTGCCATCTGATTAATAATAGCAAAAACATCGGGATTTTCACCGTAACCTTTATTAAGTAGTTCTGTGTTTGTGTTATCGTATCTTGTAAATCCACCACCAAATACGCTAAATATAGCCTCATTGAGTTTATTTACTACTGATTCTTTACCAATTAACGCATTAAATGCGCTAGAAAATCTGTTAGCCATAATAGTGTTTATAATACAAATATACTAATTATATTTAATATATTTTTAAACATTTATTTAAAGCAAAAACCCTACTGTTGAAGTAAGGTTTATTTTAAGTTCAATTTATTGAATTAATGTTATTTACGATTTACAAGCAAGTTTACACACGTTTACGGTTTAAAATACGTTCATCAATTTGAATTTTGCAATTAGTTAAGCTGCTTCCATTACACATTGGCTCATCGCAATCTATGATACTATGAAATTCATAAGTAGTTGACGGATAAGAAGGGTTATAATTATCATTTCTATTAATTGCATAGCCATTGTATGATCCGATTTCATAAGTTTGAGATGGTTTAAAATACTCGTTTAATTTTTCAAATATATTTTCCATAGTATTAATTTTTATATTTAATTGTTGTTTTATCTATTAAAAATCTAACTTTAAACCTACCTAATAAATTAGTTTTTATAGTTTGTTTAGAATTTTCTCCAAGCCTATTTTTAAAATATATTGCGTGTTTCTCACTATAAAAAACTTTAGTACAATATTTTTGCGTTCCTTTCATAATAAAACCTGCTTATAACAGCAATTACAAGCTATTGCTGCATTGTGATTAATTTATTTGTTTGTCTTGGTCGTTTGTTATTTTTCTTGGTCGGCACTTAGTCGGTTTATTTACAAGCCACTTACTATACACGAGTACCTTTAACAAAAATACAAATAACATTTATATAAACAATGCTTTTATTAATAAACTTTTAATAAATTTAAAAGAAGAAACTTTCAACTGTAATTAGATTCTTTTCAACACCGTATGCGGTAAGGTCAATATGTTCATCGTGCTTAGCATTTGGAAACATTGCAACTTGATGAAGATAAGACTCATTCCATGCTCCTCTCACTAATATAACTCTCTCGCTCTCTATATAAGGTGCTGTAGTTCTAGCACGTTCTATCTTTGAAACGCTTACAAAGTTACTTTTAATCTCTGCTATGTTTAGTTTAGTTTGAGATTGTATTAATTGCTTTATAGACTTTCCACTTGCTTTAGGCTCTACATAAATCATTTTAACCTTTATCCCTAATGCGCTAATGTGAGCAGGGATGAACTTAATTAGTTCTGGCATTTCAAGGTATTTATCTATGCTTGAATAAATTACATAGTTATTACCTATCTTCGCCCCTATTTGTATGCCTGTAGGGTCGTTCTTTGTGTCTTTGGTATAAGCACCATCTATAAACATTTCCCATTCAATAGCAGGTGGCAAATCCTGTTTATCTATTATCTTAAACCATTCTTTTTTCCACTCTCCTCCTTCTTCGGGTGCAGGAATCTGCATGTATTGACCTGCAAAATTATACCTGTTTGCTTGTCTTATCTGTTCTAACTCTTTAAATGTGTGCTTTTGTTCCCATAAAGGTATATTATCCTTATCTAGTGCTGGTAAACATAAATGTTCCCATTCTTCACCGCTTCCACCAGCTAATAAGAAACCACTAAGATCATCCTCGTGTAACCTTTGCATAATTACTATTATAGGCGTTTTTCTATCGTTTACACGTGATCTTATAGTTCCGTTGTACCTTTCATTTACCGCTTTTCTTTTTGTCTCACTATGCGCATCATCTGGTTTTAAAGGATCATCTATTATAATAGCACCGCTAAATATTTGACTATCTGTAATACCTGCACCGAATCCCGTAATAGCTCCACCGCTTGCAGTAGCATAAACACCGCCACCCTCAGCATTAAACCACTTCTTTTTACCTTGTGCATCCTTTTTTAGTTGCATTTGCCACAAAGACTGGAAACTATCGCTTTCAATGTATTCCTTTGTTTGGCTGCTATTGTCCAATGCTAAGTCATCTGAATAACTTAAATGTATAAATTTAGATGCTGGATTAATTGCTAAACCGTAAGCAATAAACATCTTTACTGCCAACTCTGTTTTTCCGTATCTAAGTTACGGGGGGACGTTAATAATGAGCCTCTTGGTCTTACCATTTATAACGTCCATTAATTTATTAGCTATTAATATAAAATGATCTGCTGTAGAAAAATTACGCCTATTGTTTTCTTTATAAATATATTTTGTAAAATTAAGTATATGCTCTTCACACCAATATTTTAAAACATTTTGTTCGTTTGTCATATTTCTAATAAAGCTATTTGATATGCATTATGCGCTTCTATTTCTGTTTTAAATTGTCC